TAGATAATACATTAGATGCTTTAGTAGAGCACAAGGCAGGAGACTTACCGGGGTTTATTCCTGAAGGCTCTCTAGCAGGTTCGGATATAGAGGAGCAGCCTATCTTTCCTGAGACTGTGTCTACTACAAAAGGGTTATATACAGCAGACATTTATTTAATCCTAGAGGGAGCAGAGGTAACTTACCAAGAGTTTAAAATTGCTGGGTGCCCTTTTACTTTAGTTAACTTATATAAAAAACTAGGACAAGAAGAAGAATTTGAACAGACTGTAACTTTACTGTTCGGTGACGCAGATAAATTCTACTTCCTATCAAACTTCCAAGATAAAAACCTTAGTGTACGAGATACTAAAATTATTCTTGATCTGATTATGGACGAAAATATCACAGGTAAAGTTATCAAAGGGGTTAAGTTAGAAACAGATACAGGAGTTACAAGTCAAGTCAACCCTTATGAAGAACTTATTAGCTCCTATATGAATCCTGATGGAGACTACATCTTCGGTACAGGTGCCGGGTATGTAAAGATTCCTAAAGATGAGTTAAGCCGTTATAAGATGTTAGTAGAGTCTCAGGGTGCTAGTGGCGCTTATACAATTGTGTTAAGTAGCAGTAAAAATTCAATCCGTTTGTATATGGAATAATAGAGTTTACTAAACTGAGATTTTTCTCAGTTTTTTTTTATTTATATGTTGACAGTGGGACAGCCTGTATGCTATAGTATGAATATAGCAAGGAAACATTAACCAAGAGGAGGAACAAACAATGGCAGAGAGTAACAAATTAAAAAACACACAGCTCGATATTTTGAAAGATTTCACCGATGAAGAAATGGCAGCGATCACGCCTACAGGCTTCACGAAAGAGGAATTGATTTGTCATATGTACAAGTCAGGGGTGCCTGTAACTGTAATTATGAAGAAACACAAAATTTCATCTGGTCGATTCTATGAGATTCTGAATCGTCATCACGTACCTTATGGTAAGAGAAAGAGTTCTAAAGCAGCTAAACGCTTGGCACAGATGAGTGCAGAAGAGAAGCAAAAGCTAGTTTACGAGTATGCAAATACAGAAGCTCCTATGGATTACTTATACAAGAAATACGGCATTAACAAATATGGTCTGTATTCTATCTTAGACGAACAGAACGTACCACGTAGAAACAAGACGGGGCTACATAGTGAAAACAGACCGAGTCATAACAACGCTAACCGTAAGCATAACCCCGGAGATGACACTACTAAACTAATAGAAGCTATTACAGCTCCACCGGAGTCTCCTATATTTGAAGTAGAACCTACAAAGGTTGTTATTGCTCAGCCAGAGATGTACCCAGTGGACAAGATTGATTTCCGCTTAGAAGACGGTAAGCTGTTTGTAGACGTACTTGTTCGTCCAGATGTAGATGTAAGTCAGGTCTATGTGAATATTAATCTAAAGGAGGAAAAATAATATGAGTACTTATACACAAAGTATCAAATACGGTGCAGAAATGTCAGCAAGTGAATTTATCCTAGGGTGGGCTAAGTTACGAGGTGGACTTGCTCATATGCGTGAAGAGCCGTTAGATGCACCTATCCGTCTATGTGCTATGTCCCCTTACAGAGAGTCTGCGCTAAAGCGGGCTAAGGAAAACCTAGAAAAATATAAAAATATGACACTAGAAGAGGCAGAAGCTCTTATTGAAGATGGTTACCAAAAAGACTTAGCCCATAAGAAATTAATGGACGAACGTAGAGAGTTACAGAAGCAGCAGTTTGTAGCCCTGATGGAGCAGGTTAATAAATGGGAACCACCTACTCTACAGCATTTAGGTATCAAAGAAGATGCGCTTAGTGATTTAAGATCAGCTATTGCAGATTGTGAGTGTATCGGGCGTATCCCAGAGAAAATGAATGCTCAGGAGTATCTTGATAGTTGGATAGAGAGTTATGAAAAGGACGTAGCTTATCAGGAAAAAGCGCTAGCAGAGGAGAAACAGGCTGTAGAAGAAAGAAACAAGTGGATTACAGACCTACTATCCTCTCTGGAGGGTACTTATGAAAATTGATGTAAACAGACTAATGATTGTAATGGATTACCTCCAGCGAGGAGGTGAGGTCTATTACGAGGGGCGCACTCTTGTTTGGCTGGATGAGCACACAGTCCGAGAAGATGATAAGCAGCGGTGGGTTATAGACGGTCTTGCAATTAAAACTAAAAGTATAGACGCTAAGGATTGGCTTAAGTATGGAGAAAGTAACCCGGATGTAGGGGAAACTTATTACATGGGTCATGACATGACTGTAAACAACCTTGTCAAGTGGATTAACAACATTTCACCTGTAGAGTATAAACGTATTCTGTGTGACTTGGTTAACTTACGCTCCAAAGATAAGGAATAAACTGTAGGTTACAGGGCAAGATACAACTATCGAAAAAAGTTTTATAAAAAGTGTTGACTTTTAGTTAATCCCTTGCTACAATAGGTACATAAGCTAGTACAAGGGAGGAAAACAAGATGGGAAAACGAAACGGAAGAGTGGTTGGCAGCTTAGAGAAAGCACTTAGAGAATCAGAAGCGTTAGACGAGCAGTTAGGGTTAAAAAATTATCCATACATTACAGAGGAGGAAATTAAAATGGCAAAAACAATCGTAAACAATGAGGTAGTATTCAAATATGGTGCAGATGTAGCAATCGTTAGAGAAGTAAACGGTGTAGTTCAAGTAGAGCGTGGAGGTACAGTAACTCCGATTCCAAACGCACAGTCATTTGACCAAGTAGCAGATCAGTTCCGTGAAGTAGGCTGGACAGTGGTTCCTGCAGCACTACCGGAGTCTGTGGTAGCTCCTTCAGCGGTACAACCTACACCAAACGTACAACCTATTTCATCTGCAGTACCAGAGCAGCAAGGGGAAATCGTAGAGCTAGCAGCTCGTGCAGGCGGTGTAGACCCGGCAGTAGCTACAAGTGCTTTCCAACAAAATATTACCATTGGTGTACAGCAAGAGGTAGACGCATACTTAGAGCTTCACCAAAAGATTGCAGATTTAACTAAAGAATTGAACGGTATGAAAGATAACGTTCGTGAATACATGGAAACTCATAAGGTTAAGACAATCAAAGGTACAAAAGGTCGTGCTGTTACTCTTCAGGATGCTACAAAATCAAACAGTACGTCTGTATACAGCGACTACTTATTAGAAGACCTAGCTGGCGTTGTATCCGAAGATGTCCTGAAAGACGTTACAGAAATCCGTGTCAATGCCACTAAGTTAGACGGTGTACTAAAAACAGGCAAGCTTCCTACAGAGAAAGTGAAAGAAGTAAAAGGGCTTAAAATTAAGGAAGCAGGTACTCCACGCTTTACGGTGAAGAAATAATGGCTAAGATCGATACACTGCTCAAAGATATTAATGGAAATCCTATTTACTTGGAAGATAAAGTGTGGTATGCTGGTGAGGCATTTGATGTGATACTAAACCCGTTTAATAAAGACATCATCCTAGATAATGACTATGGTGTAGTTCCCCTACGCCAAGTACATAGTCAGTGCAGAGTGTTAAACAAGGAGGGCTAAGGTATGTTTAGTGACCCGGAACAAGATGTTAAATGGACATGTTTAGATTGTGGGCACGTCTGGTACGATGAATATATAGTAGTATACACTAACTGTGAAAAAGAAGACTGCGCTAGCAAAAATATACAGAACGACTAAGGTAAAGAGTGTAGGGTACAGTCCTACACTCTTTTTAATTTTTTAAACGTATAAAATTAAAAAAGTTGTAAAAAAGTGTGGACAAAGGTAAAGACTGTATGCTATACTGTGTATACAGCAAGAGAGAAACATACATAGAGAATATATTAGGGGGAACTACAGATGAGTAAAAAAGAATATTTACCAGAAGAAGTAGTAGTAAAGCTAGTACTTGATGTACGAGCAGGTAATGAAGATTCTTTAGAGATTTTGTTAAAAGAGCACATGGGTCTTATCGGAAACATTGCTAACCGTTATGTAAATCGTGGGCAAGATCGTGAAGATATTGTACAGGTTGGTACGATTGCTTTCTTACGTAGTGTTAATCTGTTTGACCCAAGTAGAGGTGTAAAGTTTTCCACATATGCAAGTCGAGTTGTTCAAGGAAAGATTCAACACTTTATGCGCGACAATGCACTAGTACGTCTTCCTAGACCTTTAATCGAATTAGCTACTAAAATACTAACAAATGGTGTAAAGGATGAGCCAATAGAAGTCATCAAAACAAAATTAATGCTTGAAGACAAGCAAGACAAGTTACTTCGTGAAGCATTAGATGTAATCCACGACTATACAGCTATCCCTTGGTCATTAGATCGCCCAGTGTTCCTAAACGATACGGAAGAACGTATGGAGCTACAGGATACACTAAGTGGTGATATTAATGGAGAGAACTGGATGGATACTTGGGCTGCTACATCCGATGTCCGGGAGGCAATTAGTAAATTAGAAGAAAGAGAGCGTAGAATTATTATTCTATCTTTCTATGATGGACTACCTCAGGCAGACATTGGAGAGATCATGGGTGTGTCACAAATGCAAATTAGTCGTTTACAAAGACGAGCAATCAAAAAGTTACGTGCTTTAATTGAACATGGTAGAGAACAGTATACTAAAGAGCTGGAGGTAAGATAAATGAGAGTTACAGAGAGAGACGCAAGCTTTGACCCAAATTGTCACTTATTACCGGGTATTTTGGAAGAGGTAGAACAAATCTTTGCAGGAGAGGTAGTGTCTGAAGAGACGTTTAGCAAAATGTATATAGCGATTAACAAGCGGGTTAACCATCTGATTGCTACTAAAGAGTTCCGTACAAAGTACATTGATATCGATGGACGAGAACTACAATTTGTCCATATCGTTATTAAACCTATACCTGACTTAACAGAAGATGGTCGAGTGGCTATAGACGTAGCTCCAGTATGGGCTTACACGTCTGCGGGGGTGTATGACGATGAAGAATGAGACATATATGGTTTGGAAAATGAATGAAGTACTTAAAGTTTGCACACAAGGGGACATGCAGAAGCTAGATACTATAATGGATAGAATCCTTCGTCTCCGTGAACAGAACGGAGAGGAACCTGTATCAGAATATATTGTAGTAGACATAAAGGAACCTTATGCCCCTTTAGTCCGGGAGTTAATTAAGATGTATACGCCTAAGGATTAAGTTCCTTAGGCAATAAAAAAAAATTAAAAAGGTGTTGACAAGCAGTCAAACTGCTTGTACAATAGAGTCATAGATACAGACAAGGAGGAAACGAAATGATTAAAGTAAAAATTATCGTTCCAGAGCATAACGTCTACTACCAAAAGAATGGCTCCTTTATTAAAGGGAGATCATACTTATCTAGGCAATCTAGATGCGGTAGAAAGATTGTAGCACTTTCCCGGGAGGGCTATTGGGTACCACTAGTGGATTACACACAAGCAAAGTCAAGATACAACGACTTTATAGCTAACTTTCATATTGATTACGAAACGTATTACTACCGTAACCGCAAGCAGGTAACACGAGAACTACTAGAAGACTAGGAGGGATACAATGGAAATTTACTACAGAGTTACATTCAAGTCAGGGGTTAAAGAATTAGTAAGCATTGAAGAAGATGAAGACAAACCAGAAACTAAGTTAGACTACATCTGGTATGAATCAGTTCGAACTAACTGCCCGGAAGTTATCTCATGCGGAAAGAAAGACATTCTCTCTAGTGAGATAGCAGCTTTACAATGCCTAGGTAATAAAGAAGAGTCTTTCCATATACTTAACCCTATAGCAGCTGCACATAGAAGTTGGGCAAAAGCAGAAGCAGAAAAAAGAGCTAAACATAAAAAGGAGGAAAAATAATTATGATGGAATTAAAAGGAAAATATAACTCAGCAAAGGTGTTTACAAATAACGTAGAGGCTACAGCACAAGGTCAGATCATTGAATTATGTAACCAGCCTGAATACAAGGATTCAAAGATTCGTATTATGCCAGATACACATGCCGGTGCAGGGTGTACAATTGGAACTACAATGACAATTACTGATAAGGTTTGCCCAAACTTAGTAGGCGTAGACATCGGGTGCGGGATGGAGACGGTTTACCTTAACTTAGATAAGTCAGAAGTAAACTTTGACCAGCTAGATTCAGTGATTCGTAAACATGTTCCTTCTGGTTTTGCCGTACGTAGTAAAGCACACAAGTGGGTGGACTACCATAACCTTACAGACAACCTTATAGCTCCTGTGAACACACATCGAGCTAAACTATCAGTAGGTACTCTTGGAGGCGGAAACCACTTCATAGAGCTAAACGAAGTGTCTCCGGGTCGAATTGCACTAGTTATCCACTCTGGTTCTCGTAACCTAGGAAAACAAGTAGCTGAACATTACCAAAACCTTGCTTATGATCGCTTAGTTAATCTAAAGGACGAGAAACAACGTATTATAGACGAGCTAAAGGCTGCAGGACGTGAAAACGAAATCCACGAGGCACTACGAGGGGTGAAGGCTCCTAAAATTAAAAAAGAATTGGCTTATGTTCAAGGTCAAGACTTTAAAGACTACCTGCATGATATGTTCATTGCACAACGTTATGCGGACTTTAATCGTAGAGTTATGGCAGAAGAAATCATTGACAACATGGGCTGGATATACGATACAGATTATGGGTTTACTACAATCCATAACTATATTGATATAGCGGATATGATTCTTCGTAAAGGTGCTATTGGCGCTGTAGAGGGTGAAGAGGTTATTATTCCAATCAACATGCGTGATGGCTCTATTATTGCTACAGGTAAAGGTAACCCGGACTGGAACTATTCAGGTCCTCACGGTGCAGGTCGTATCATGTCTCGTTCTAAAGCTAAAAAGAATCTTAAACTTGAAGATTTCCAGAATACTATGACAGATGTATGGACTACCTCTGTAGGAGAAGCTACATTAGATGAGGCTCCTATGGTGTATAAACCTATGGACGAGATTATAGAAAACATTCAGGACGCTGTAGAAATCAAACAAGTTATTAAGCCATTATACAACTTTAAAGCTAATTAAGTAGGTGCCGGGAGTAACTTCCCGGTTCTTCCAAAAAATTTTTAAAATAGTGTTGACAAACAGTCAAACAGCTTGTACAATAGAGTTATAAATACAGAGAGGGGAAATGAAACATGCAAAAATTATACAGAATTACACTAACTAACGGGGTTGAGAGATTAGTAACAAGACAGGAAGCTGATGGTAAAAGTATTATAGGCTTATGGATATGGTCAAAGAAAAAACACTTAACAGATGTTATGCTTGACTTTAACGAGTGTGTAGTAGTTGCAGAACATGTAATGATGATTGATCGTCCAGAGGACATTGTAGCCATTGACAATGAGCAAGACTGTATGTTTGTTCAACCGGAAACCAATAGCAATCTTCCACACTGGCTAGTTGCCCCAGAGGGTTCAGTGAAAGAAAAGGAGGAGTAAACATGGAAACAAAAGAAATGAGAGCTCCTTCTAAGTGGGAAGAGATTGCTAGACATGCACAGTGGTTAAAGCAAGTAAAGGGACTAAGGATTGTAGCCTCTGAGTTCCAGAAAAAAGAGTTACCACCTTACCCAGATAAAAACGATATTGCTTTCATTATTAAGCTTACCGATTTAATAGCTGTAGGTAACCAAACACTGAAAGCACTGGATGAGGAAAGTAAAGGTGAGTATGTTTCAGGGGATGAACTAGATTACAAGCGTAGAGAGTGTATCTCCCATATTCGAAACATTACAAATGACTTACAGTACTATATGGAAACACAAGGGGGAAGAAATAAGTGACAAAGCTATCAAAGAAAGAACTAATTGAGCAGCATAAAGAAGAAATTCGTTCTGCCGGGTATGAAACATTCGATGTACATACTACTCCAAGACAGGGAGCTAAAGTAGTAGGTACCATGTATATAAAAGAAAAAATGGATTACGGCTTTCATATTTACTTCATTCATGTACCAGACGAGTACAACCCTTTAGCAGGTGTTAACGGAATGCTTACAGAAATGTACTACGATCTTCGTAACAGAGAATACTGGATTAAACGTAATCATAAAGATGTAAAATTCTCTGAGAGAAACGTAGATACAATGTTTCCTTCTTACCATGAAGCACAAGAAGAACTGTTTGAGGTGTTATCTACCGAAAACAATAAAGGTCTTTATCAAGCAGCTTTCGACTACTTAGGTAAAATGGGTGAAGAACAGATGAAAAAGTTTGGTCGATTCTTCTACCGTTTAATGACACAATACGCATACATCGAGATTTTACATAAAGCAGGTATTCCAGTATCTGGAGCTACCCCTATCAAAAACAGAAACGGAACTTCACCAAGGGAGGTGATGGGACTCAGTAAAGCACAGTGGAAAATGTATACCAAACACCATATTGCACCAGAAAGAACTTATAATTTACACAATGACAAAGCAGACCAAAAGATGTTAAACTATCTTGAGTATGTTAATAGCTTAGGAGAGGAGTTTGGTCTGGACAAACGATCTGATTTCTTCAGACATGAGAAACAGCATTTATATCTGGATAGTGTGGATAACTGGAATATATCTGTTGTCCGAACTGCAGAACGGTTCGGGTTACCTGTTAAACGTCTTATCCGATACATCTACTTTGAATGTGATGTTTCCCAAGGTATTGATACAAGTGTAGCAATCAGTAACTATAAAGACTATATTCGTATGGTAGTAGAAATGGAGTACGAGCGTTACGAGCGGTACCCTAAGTTTTTGAAAACAGCTCATGATATTGCAGCCCGTAACCATAAGATTACGCTTACTGCAGAGGAGCGGGCACAATGGGACATTAATGTAGAGAAGGCTAAGGAATTTGAGTATTCTTATAGAGGGTATACAGTGGTTGTTCCTACTGAGCCTAAGGACTTGGTAAGAGAAGGAAACGTACTTGGTCACTGTGTAGGTAGTTACGTTAAAAAAGTGGTACGAGGCACAAGCACTCTCGTATTCCTTCGGGAAAAGTCAGAGATGAACTACCCATTAGTCACTGTAGAAATCAGGGGGGACGTAATCACACAGGCTAGAGGTAAGATGAATAACGACCCGGCTATCACTGAGAAGGATGCAATTAACCGTTTTGCTAAAAAGTTTGAATTGAAATCACCATTCTAAAAAAATTATTGGAGGGAATTATTATGAAAGCAATTTGCACACAAGACGTAGTATTTATGGGTAAGGTAGTATTCGAAGAAGGTCAGATGTACGAGTTTAAAGAAGAAAATACAGGTGCTCTAGAAGGGTACACAGTTCAGACAGCTATGGGGCATGGGTTCTTCAGTAAGAAAGACAAGACCCTTAAGAAGCACTTTAAGAAAGAGGGGGACTTTGGCTTTAAGAAGTTAGAAAAAGAGTACTTGGCGCGAGTAGAGCAAGAGGAAGAAGAATACGAAGAGGACGAATACTAAAATGAACAAGAGAAGGAAGCCTGCTAAGAAGAAGTATAAGCGGCTCCTCCTTCTTCTTCTATTATCGCTAGCCTTCATCATAGCAAACATCTTCGCGGGAGGGTACGCCACATTCATGCAACACCAGCGTTATTATGAATCAAAGGTAGACAGGTTAGAGCTTCAGCTGGAAGCTACACGGCAAGCTTATAGAACAAATACACAAGAGCTAGACCAACGGGTAACCGCCTTAGAGCAAAAGCCTACATATAAAACCGTTGAGAAGAAAGTATATATTGAAAAGGAAACACCACATACTGTCAAGGAGCGGAACACAATCGATGTACCTGCACTTGACCCGTTGATTCCTTTGACTGGAATCTTCACACTATTCGGAATGTTAAAACTATCTAGTCCAATGGGAGGGCATTAATATGAAACAATCAGTTAGAACAGGCGCAGATATCTTTAAGGAGCTTTTTGAATTAAATAAAGGGCTTGAAGAGGCGGAAGCAGCTGTTAGTCTAGTAGCAGACGAGCTAGGAAAAGACACTGCAGCGTATAAAATATTATCGGAGGCAGCAGCAAACATGGGTACTCGGTTAAAACTTGCAGAGGAAAGACAATACACAGAAAAATTAATTACACCTAGCAGCGGAGATTCTAGAATTTATTAAGGAGGGGTAACATGGGTGAATTAACGCTTATGCAAAAGAAGGTAGCAATGTTAGAGAAGGCAGCCAAGAAAAAATACAAGGGAAAGTTTTTTAAGATTCCCCTTTCCATCTTATTAAATGCAGACAGTGAAGAAGGAGACACAATCTGTAAAATAGAAGAAGTGGAGCTATTCGAAAATTCTATAGAGGTAACATACGGTTATGAAGATTATACTACTGAGGAGCTGAAGAATGATGATCTTGACTTGCTGGTCGAATTTATTAACGTTTCTAGGTTTGAAGAAAACGCAAAACCAATCCCATTCTCTTGGGGCTACCCAAGTTGTGACGGGGAAGCAAATATACGAGGAACTAATTAAAGCAGCAGAAGCTCCTGACCAGCTTAAAGAAACGCTCGATCGTATATCCACAACGGAAGGCTACACGCATTCATGGAAGACTTTACGGGACGAAAGAGCTAGGCTCCTAGAAATAGTCCACACAGCGGAGAGAAGGATGTACAAAGAGGTAGATGGAGACATGAAGTTTTCAGCTAAGGAGATTGATAACCGTATACGCTTGCTCAAAAGGGAGCTAGTAGAGCTACAGGAAGGTGGTCATGTTCTTCAAGCACATAACGTAGTGGTTACAGCAGCTAAACAGGCAATAGCTAACGAGACTATAAACAAACTTAACACTCTTCAAAACATACTGAATCAAGAATACGAGTACTTATACACTAAGGAGGAAAAATAAATGACAATTCAAAAAGCAGAAAATGGGAATGTACAAGTAAACTTAGGTAGTGGTGACGTTCTCACAGGTCAGTTCTTCGATGAAGGTAAGGGTGTGCTAACTCTAATGAATGCCCCTAAGGGTGAAGAAGGGGCTGTAGGAGTATATCGATTCCTGCCTCATTTAACCGAGGGACGTGCGGTAAAAGATTATGAGGTTGCTATTACGTTTGATAATGTAGAAAGTATCGATGTTATTATGGGCAAGCTGAGAATCCTAAGACGCGTGTTACAGTTCAAAGAATCGGAGGGCAAGTAATATGAGTATTACGTTAAAAACATGGGGGAAAGCTATACTAGTTGTTGTCTTTGGAAGTTTACTAACTGGGTTTATCACTGGGTTTATTTCAGGGCTAGGATATCCAAACGCAGCAGATCATGTAGACTCATTACTTACATTCTTAGGTGGTTCAATTGTTGGAGTTATCTTCTGGGAGGGTCAGGAATAATGGAAGATATCACACAACGCTTATACGAGTTCCTACGAATTAGAGCTAACGGATTTAGTAAAGAGGAGGCAGAAGCTATTGCCCCTCCCGTAGAAAACGAGTATACTAGTCCTGAGGAGGAGAAGTAAATGCGAAATTTTAACGATGTACAACGAAAATTAATTAGTGAAGACCCGTACTTAGCTCGTGCGATGGAGACAGTAGGTGCAGCAATGGCTTACCGCGACAGAAAAGGGTTAACTCAAAATGAATTTGCAGCTTTAGCACAAATACCTTCTATTGTGTATAAAAAGATTGAAGAAGGTAAAAAGGTTCCTAGTTTAGAGACACTAAGTAAAATTGCACGTACTGCAGGACTGTAAGAAAGGGGAGGATAAAATGTTACCACCAAAAGAAGGGTTTAACCCAAAAGTAATTTTACCAATCGGAGAAAAAACTACCTATATGGCTTCAGCTATAAACAAGAAGTATAACACAGGTATTCTAGGTTTTGGTACAAAAGAGTATAAAGAAGCTCCTACATACCAATTGCCCGTACAGGTACACTTTGTGACTCCTAAGGACGTAGATACAGTTATTGAGTACTTGGAAGAGATTCGAGAGGCAATGTATAAGGAAAGAGAAAAGCAAGCAGCCAATACACCTCTAGAAGAAAATACCTTTTGGTACAAGGGTTCTGACTCTACAGGGGACGGGTTCCATGTTGTACGTACAAAATACTGGAAGATGCTCTGCTATAAAGATACTAATGAGCCAGTAACAGGAGAAAAGATCACAATTTCATACGATGAGTACAGTGCAGGAGAGTAATCTCCTGTTTTTTTTTATTTTTTTTTCTGGGTACAGGCAATATTTTACAGCAACCTCATAAGATACATTATATAAAAAGTATTACAAAATCATCAAAAAGAACACTTCCTCATCAAAAGTACGAGGAACAAAAATTAGGAGGCATGTATAATGAAGAAATTTGAAGAGAATATTAATACTAAGGCAGTGGACGATGGGTACGGAGATACAAAATTTAACGGTAATGGTACACCTTCACACATTCCGTCCTTCGTCACTCCTTTTAAAGCAAAACCTACTGAAGATTTCTCAGGCGCTAGTCGATTAAACTATGTAGCAATTGAAATAGAAGGAGAGCGGTATACAGTAGGTGACTACGCAGCTAAGCTAGACCCGAACATTCGATGGGACGCTGCAGATCATAAACACACTGCACCAAACTTTCCAATCTTATTCAAATCAGCATTAGGTCTTATGTGTACGGGGAATGAAGAGTTAATTGACTTACTTATGATGAACCTTCCTCTCAACTTCGATACACCTGACCGAAGAGCAGAGTTAATGTATGCAGTAAAAGGAACTCACCATTTTAAAATAAGCACCGATGGAGTGTACTTTGTAGATAAAGTAATTACTATCGGAGAAGTTGACATTAAGAAGCAGGCGTTTGGGAGCTTATGTGATGCAATGTTAGATGACGATGGAGAGATTATGAATGTAAGCTTAGCCAAAGGATTTAATGTAGTGGTGGATATTGGCTCCAGAACTCTAAATATTCTGACTATTGACGCATTAGAGGAGCAGCCTTCCTTATCTAAACAAGATAACCAAGGAATGTATACACCATATATTCAGATTGGTACCCGGCTAGAAGAAGAGCTAAAGGCACCTATCCCGGATGGTAAGCTTCCTACTATTATAAAGACCCGAGAAATCCGTAACCAGAATATCAGTACCTTAGTGGATGCAGTTTTCGATAATCATGCAAGTAACATCATTGGTACACTGAATAAAGTCTTAATGAACTCGTGGGCATTCGTTAATAACGTGATCTTTACTGGCGGAGGGGCAGAAGTTCTTAAGCCTCACCTAGAGAAACACCTATTCGGAGTCAATACCATTTATCTAGGGCGCTACTCTAATGTGCGCGGTCTTCGTAAATATGGGATTAGAAAGGCTCGTAAGAGCGCAGTAAAGCGTTCTTCAAGTAGGTAATCGCTATGGGTATCAGACGGACGCTGTATATAAGACCAACTAAAGATGAAGATATTATGAATTATTTAAAGCCTTTATTGGAGAGGGAGGAGTTCTCCTTGATTGTCCGGGAGTTAATAAGGGACGGAATCAAATATCGTTCCTTGTCCTACAACCCGCCAGCTCAGCCTTCTGCATCGCCTGTACACTTCACTAACAATACAGGCATACAAAGTAATACACCAGATTTCTCAGAGATAAAATTTGAGAAAAAAGAGGTTGACCCAAAGGAGCTAGACAAACGTTTAGACGACTTTTAAGAGGTAAATTTCAGATTAGTTGAACAAGGGTTAAATTCCCAAATTCCCTTATTCCCGGGAATCACGAAATTCCCTCGGAAAAAGGCTCTATAGAGGGCTTTAGGGTATATATGTAAGGGTGGGAATTACGGGAATATAGGGTGCTAAAAGGGGGCTGTAGACCACCTAAAAAATAGGCAAAACTGGAGGAGAAGTTCATCATGAAAGTTACATTCAACGGAGGAGAATTTTATCGGGTCACTACACAATACAATGCAGTGGATAGTTTGCATAAGTCAGGGCATCATGGAATCGATATGGCAATGGAAAGCGGAACTAAATTATTAAGTCCTGCCGATGGAGTAGTGGAACGTGTTGTAAATTACGGTTCTGAAAATATTGGCAAAGGCGTAATAGTAAAAACAGAAAATGGCGACCGATTGATTTTTGGTCACATGTCGGATAACTCTCAGGTACACGTAGGGGAACAGATTCATGCAGGAGACTTAGTAGGGTTGTCCGGGAATACAGGAAGAAGCACCGGGGCACACTTACACTTTGGAGTAAAAAATGAGCAGAATCAGTTTACTGACCCTGCACCGTATCTTAATGGAAACCAACCTGAAGTAGCTCAGATGCCTACTGATGGGTGCAGTGTATTTGAGAAGGCGGACACAGCAGACATCTTTACACAATCTATGGGTAAATTCAGTGATGCAATATCTGACATGACAGTAAATTTCATCGATTTCATCCAACCTATTCTATTACTCGCCATTCATAAAGGCTCTCTAGTACTAAATATAATTCTTTCTTCGTTATGATAACTCCTTTTTTGTCTCGAATGGTATGCAGAACCAATTCATCTACATTACGGAGTTGCTTCTCGTATCGTGGTACTGGTTGATCGTTAAAAAGTGAACTGAACATTTTATCTACCTCCTATATGCTTGGTAGGTATAGTATGAACAAAATAAAATCAAAATATACTGGAGGAATTGAAAATGGGTATTATTGCTTTAGCTGGTGGAATTGGTCTTATGTGTGCAGCAGGTTCGGGAGTTGTAGCAGCGTTTAAATTTTTTCACACTTGGGAGCCAGATTTTAGTAACATGGGTAAACGTTCTGGAGGAATGGGTAAGCCACCGAAGCATAGTAGCTCAGAGCGTATGAGTGAATTAAGACGCAACCTACCTAGAGACTAGAGAATAAATAAAAACAAACAAAGGGGAGAAAAATAAAATGGTAAAAATTAATATTGGTGCTAAGAACTTAACTGAAGGTGTAAAATACATTCAGCCTGTAACAAATATCAAAGGAAATTTATCTGAGCAAGAGAAGCAAGTGCTTTTTATGGGAGAGACTTTAGCAATGGAGGTGATGCAGGGAACAGTAGAACAGCAGGCAAAACAAGCAAAAAAGTTAAAGAAGATCGTCAAAGGCTTTCTAGTGGCGGGTGGGGTAGCAATACAAACGGCTCCACGGGCATTAGCTACGGGTCTGCAAGCAACAGCAACCAATCCAATAACGCCAGCAACCATTCTGGACTACGGTATGACACTAGCGTTCATTCTCGTGGCATCCGGTGTAGCCTTCGCAATGATTGCACTAACAGCGGCAGGGGTAGCCAGAATGTTCAAGAGACGGGACATAGCGGACGCTTGGTCAACAGACATCGTGAAGGGTTTAGTGCAAGTATTGATCTCCATACCGACCGTGTTACTTCTGTTCTATATAGCTCAAATGGTATTCAAAAACTTACCAAAATTCGGAAGTCTCTTTTAAAAGCAGCTCTTATTCCTTTTGCAGTCGTATCCTCTACACTAATTACTGGAATATCTTCCACAGCACATGCTGCAGTAAAGAATCCTTCACAGATTCCTGCACATAAATCTAACTTCACATCTCCTATCGATACAGTTACTTCTACATTTGATAAATTCAATGAAACAATTACAGCTATTACAGAATGGTTCCACGGACTGCCTGAAGACATTGCTGGGGCTTCTGTACACTTAATGGCATGGTTATACGATCTTTGCGCTAACTTAATTCTGAAGACTCCTCTATGGATATTTGACAATGCTTGGTTTGAGAACACTACGTATATGTTCAGCATGTTATCTATAGGGGTTGTCTCTACCCTTACTGTTGTTGAGGCAATGAAGAGAATGTTATCTGGTCTTCGTAAGAGTGGATTTAATGGTATTGAGAAACCGATGGAATTTAAAGACATTTGTAAACGTTGGGCAATTGTGGCAGGGGTGACAACAGCTGTACCCTTTGCTTTCCAAAAAGCGTTCCAAGGACTTAACTTTGTATCCGAAAAAATTATTGACATGGGTAAGCACACAATGGAAAATGTGACAGTTCCTCACGCTATCGGAGTACTGGATGCACTTACCTTAACAGTATTTGACATTATCTTGATTTCTACTATTGTACCTATCCTATGGAAGAACGGACGGAGATTTTTCGACTTAATGATTTTGGGCGTTATCTCTCCAATGGCTTTGACCGCTTGGATATTCGACCCGTACAGACACTACTTTAGACAATGGTGGAGCAACGTAAAGCACCTGTCACTTGTGCAAGTCTACTATTCAATCTTTCTACTTGTATTAGGCTGGTTCATCTTTGGAGTACCGACTCCTACACAATTCACTGGATTGATTGTAAAGTTACTGGTTGTCATCGGAGGCTTTGCTCGTATGGCTAACCCACCTAAGATTATTGCTAGTAAACTAGACCAAGGTGGTGGATTTGATGAAGTATACGCTCCTGCTAAAACTACTACAGCTAAAGTCATTCGTAATTTTAAAGATACAGCGGAAGTAATTGCTCGACCTACTTCAGCGGCTAAGAAAATTCATGACAGATTTAAGAAAGCAGAACCGAAGACTGGTACACGTATGTCACGTCTACACCCGAAAGCAAATAAAAAGAAATAATTAGGAGGAGATTTTAATGGCATCTGCAACAGCTATTATTATATTGAATTTAAGTATGCTTTTATTGAACACTGCGGTAACTTCTATTCATAGTGTAATGGTGATGAAGGAGGTACGGAGAAGATGAAAGTACGATCTGATTGTCAGAATATTTCTAACTATTTCTCAAAGACAAATGATATTAGTAAGGACTTGACCTATATCATGAAAAATGTGACAGACTCAGTGTTTGGTCTTGAGATTTCTCTTAGCAAAAATAAGACAAAAACATTTGTAGTCACCCCTCCGTATGTTCGTTTGCAAGATTATACGGCTGAGCCTTACAGAGACTGTCCTACAGAAGCGTTTACCTGTTACGAAGGTTATTTATCGGAACCGTTTATTATGCCTCTATACGAGGCATTAGACGGTCAGTTTATTGAAGACCTTGGAAGTGTAAAATTGATTGGTAAAGAAGAGGTGTATGTACAGTGGCTGTTCCGTAAGAAGGTAGGATGGAGAGAGCTAGGTATAGATATGTTTGAAAGCTACCTAGAAGGAAACGATAAGCCTGTTACATCAAAGGTAGGTAGGTTCATCCAAGGGAGTGCTGCTAAAATTTTAGGTAAGGTTATCCCTATGGAAGAAAATAGTTACATTGAAGAAGTAGAGAAGAAGCTCATGTGTGAATCAGCTTACCAGTTCCAGCTCCGGGTAGCCATTAAGTCAGATCGTGAAAGAGAATTGTTGTATGAAGTAGGTAGCTTGCTCAATAAGTATGACTCGTACAATGCGCTAAAGCTTGGACGTTCTCTTGATACAGGGGTAAGGGGCTTGTACGCTAACTGCGTACTTACAGCTACAACAGCTGACCAAATTATCAGTACAGAAGAGCTGTTCTCTTTAGTCGGTGGAACAATTGAAGTGGCTCAGGAGGAAGTTGTAGAAGAAGTAAAAGAGACTACTGTTCTAAGCCCTGTAGAGCTCCTACCAGTGCATAAAGAAGATTTTGCTAAGCCAGATGAGTCATTGATTAAAGACATCGCTAAGGCGCTTAAACGAGTTAGACTAGTAGATACAGCCCAGCTGTATGACGCAACCATTGCAGCAGGAGCTAGGCTGACTGTGGTGCAAGCTAGGATACCAAAAGACCGTATCATTGATGAGGTACAAAATAAGACAAAAGCTATCAAAGCAGCCCTAGGAGTTAACTCCCTGCATATTGAGCAGGGAGATGAGGCAGATAGTGTTAAGTTCTCTATTCCTAACAAACAGTCGGTTAAAGTGGGTCTCCGGGAGATTATGGAGACCAAGGAGTTTAAAGACTTTGCTGAAGAGTTTCCTTTAGCGATTGTAGCAGGGGTGGATGAACTAGGTAATCCATTAATGTTCTCCATTGAGCAGCTTGTACACCTGTTAGTAGCCGGGTCTACAGGTAGTGGTAAGTCTGTGTTCTTAAACAGTATAGTTATTGCCCTTATTTTACAGTACCCTCCAGAGTTGCTAAGACTAGTTATGATTGACCCTGCTACAGTAGAGTTAACCCATTACAATGGATTCCCTCACGTAGAGAAAGTCGTTACAGACATGGCAGAGGCTTATGCGGAGCTGTATAAGCTTACAGAAGAGATGGCAAACCGTTATGCTATACTTGAAAGCGCTGGAGTAAGGAATATTGCCCAGTACAACAAGAAGATGGCAGAGCCCATGCCTTACCTAGTTTGTGTAATTGATGAATATGCAGACCTGTACACAACAAATAGTGAAGTAGAAGAGTGTATAGCTCGTCTTGGTCAGAAGGCTCGTAAAGTAGGGATACATTTGATCGTAGCTACACAGCGCCCTAGCGCACAAGTGATTAGCGGAGACATTAAGGCTAACCTGAAAAGTGTCTTCTGTTTCAATCTAGGGAATAATACCCATTACAAAACTGTGTTCGGTGAAGGGCTTGGAAATCTAAAGTTGTTAGGTAATGGTGACGGAGTTATGCGGGTAGAAGGTACAGAGCGCACGTACCAGCGGTTCCAAGGGGTTATGTTCTCTCCAGATGAAATGAAAGAAGAAGAAGTTTATGATAGTATTCGAGATTATTACAATGGGATTCGGGTAAACAAAGTAGAGGAGCCTGTAGAAGAGATTACTCCCACCTTCCCGCCAAAAAATACTGCAGAGCTCCCTCCTTTTGAAGAAGAGGTAAAGGAAGAGCCTGTAGAGGAACCGTTAAATATGCCTTCTTTAGATGCAGGTACTGATGACCCTTTATACAAGTTGAAGCAGATTATAGCTACTACACGGGAGACAAAAATGAAAGTTCTTAGAGAAGAAATGAAAATAAAAAATACAAAATTATCGGAGTTGATGATGCAGTTAGTTGAAGAAGGGTGGTTAGAAAAGAGTCCAAATAAAAGCATAGGTTACATTTTGATTGCACCAGAGTCCACGCTATCTGAATGGAGAACGAACTAAGCCCTTAGTGGCTTTTTTTTTTTATTTTAAAATAGGACAACCTGCTATATTAAGTAGGATTAAATAAAAGAACGGAGGTTAAAATATGACAAGTATGTTCAGGGATAATTTATATGACAACTTCCCAGACCCTAACCAAAAGATTGAAGAGTTAGAAGGCAACTTATCTATGTCAGTTGGGGTCAACGTTAAAGACTATGGAGCGGTAGGCGATGGGGTAACAGACGATACCGAAGCAATTCAAAAAGCGGTCACAGCAGCGCTATCTAAGGGTAGACGACTTATTTTTCCAGAGGGTAACTACTTAGTTGGTACTAAAATTAAAAGCTTTGCATGGAACGTAGGCGTATTCTCTACACTTAAAAATGTAAATGGGTTTAGTATTGTTGGGTACAACGCGTTTATTGTGGATGGACGTGACATGGTAGCTATGGCATCATACTACAGTCCTGTGTTTCTTTTAGACGCGTGTAGTAATATTATTATCAAGGGGTTAAACTACACCTGCAGTGATACAAACTTCGATTTAGAAACCCAGTTAGGTTATCGGGGAGCGAGCTACGTGTCTCTTATCAATGATTGTAAAAATATCGATTTAGACTATTACACGTATAACGCGCGTTATGGGGTTAAATCAGGAAACTATAACTTCCCTGAGTATAACGGGTCTGTAGGGGTAGTTAATTTAAACGCGAAGATCAAGTCAGATATGACAGGGTACCCAGTAACAGTAGAGATGGGGAGCCAGTTAAACATCGATATCAACGCTGATACTATGCATCGCGCTGCTTACCTTGCTGGAGTAGACAATGTTAGTTTAACTGCAAATGTAAGGAACCAGTATGTAGCTAACGCCTTTGTTATCCTTAACTACTCTAGATATTTAGTTAACGGTACTACAAAGTACAGAGGCTGTTCAAATGTGGACTTAAAGATTAACGATGTGGGCTCAACACACGGTACAAATGATGACGTATTATTATACATTCAGTTATATCCTTTTGCAGAGAGAACACAGATCGTAAGGTTCAACGACATCCGACTTAAGGGTTCTGTATCAAGCAATACAACAGTACCTCTGCAGGCTTTCCGGGTGGATTATAGGAGTTCTCTTGCTGATATACTAGACAACGTAGAGATTAAGTATTCAAACATTTCTGATGCCAGTGCGAATAGCGTTCACTTCCGTGTGATTACTGATGATACAAAAATAGTACGGAACTTGGTCATCCGAGATGTTGTTACTACCCTAGGGTCTAACAACTTCACTTTAGGAACCAATACAGAGGTACATGTCCGAAATTCTGTCATGAACCAAGTAATCTTCGCTAATGGGTCAAAAGGTAAGCTGTATATCTACGATTCTAAAGCAAGTGACATCCGGGCACTAAACTCTACGGATACGGTAGGAGAGCTCTATCTTGACAATGTTAGTTACCCTTCAATCGGGAACGCGACTTCTTTCTCTAAACTAATTGACACTAAGAGTTTTGAGCTGAAGATCGGGACAACGTCACAAAGACCAACAGGAAATCTTCGTAACGGTATGATGTTCTTTGATACGACATTAAATAAACCTGTCTGGAGGATTACTACAGGGTGGGTAGATGCTACTGGAACATCTGTATAAAACTAGGACACCCTATAAAGGTGTCTTTTTTTTTAGCTTTGACAAAGGTATTTCCACTATATTAAATAAGACAAAATAAAAAGTTGTCCTATTTTATCCCTTTGATACACAGGGGTTCTAGCTGTTTTTTCATCCAGAAGTGCCTATTTAATTTTTATTGACTCTGTATTATATATTTATAAATATATTATTATAATAATTAAAGATATATAGAATGTTATATAAATATTATAATTAACAGGGACGTGAAAATTTATCAAAAAGGTTGTTGACTTTCAGATAATATCTGTGTATACTAGCACTATGAGTTACAGAATCTGATACAGTCAAATGGAGTTGGGAGGCTCTAGCTGGCTAGTACTTTACTAATCTGATCTTTGGGAGGAGAGAGGGTTAAGAAAGGAGGTTCAGATGGACTATAGTAAGCTAACAGATGAAGAATTATTGCAGCATGTGTCAGGGTTACATAATGTAGAGATTAATGAGGAGTGGTTCCGTAGACACGGTATCAATGCACCTTACCGTTTAGATGTATTTGGGAGAATCCTAAACTGTATTTCTCTACAAGTAATGCCCGACTTTGTCTGTGATAAGTTAATCAGAAAACAGGCTAATGAAGTTCGGATGAAAAGACAGCTAGGTAAGGACTAAAAGGAGAGACCTAGCTATGGCAAACAGAACATACACATTCCGTATCAAACTGAAAGAGGCGTTAGAGAAGGCTGATATGACTCAGAGTGAATTAGCTGAGTTAACAGGTCTGCGTAGAGCAACCATCTCAGAGATGGCACAGAATACGCGTACAGTTATGAATAAGTCCCATCTAGCTAAAGTAATGGACGCACTAGATATTACAGACCTTAATGACATTCTAGAGCTTAAGGTAGAGATCACATTTTAGAAGGGAGGTTTAATCATGAACTTCCGTACAACATCAAATGACCCGACAGAGATGCGTGAGTGTCTTGCTGAGTCGAATGAGGACATGCTCTTTGCTGAAGGATTTGACAATGCACTAATTGGTTTCGTTCAGGGTACAGATAGTATACCTGTTGCTCTTTATGATACAAGTATCTGTATTGCTATTCTAGTAGAGGAAGGTATGTCCGAAGAAGAGGCATTAGAGCATTTTGAGTATAACGTTTTGGGCTCCTATGTAGGAGACAACACACCAATGTTCGCTACTCTAATGGTGAAGGAGGGCTTGTAATGAGTACTAAACAAGTTATTCAAGAGTTAGAGGAGCAGCTTCGATACGCAATAGGTGAGGACGAGGAGTATGCAGAACAGCTCCGGGAGGCAATAGATAAGCTTAAAAAGGAGGAAGAAGAATGACAGGAGTAACAATTAGAAGTCTTAAAGCAGCACTTGAGCACGTTTATGTGCAAAAGAAAGCAGATTACATGGTATACACAGTAGAGGGTGCCACTACAAAACCAGAGGTAGTTATTCATCCTAGGGAGAACTTTGCAGAGAAGGTGGCGTATATGGAGAAGGCATACACGGAGTTCTTAGTATTAAAGGCAAATCCAAATATTAAGATAGGTCAGGTAGAGTTCGTTCCTGCTCGACTTCTTCCAGATATTTTGGACGAGATGCTAAAAGGCTGATTACAGCCTTTTTTTTTTGTCTTTTTGTCCTATTTTATTAGGTTTAATAAAGTAAAACGTTAACAAAGTAGTGTATACTAAAGATATAGACTAAACCAAGTTATAGGCTTCTTTATTAAACCGTCTGTGTCTGTTTAACATCTGTTCTTATATCTTAACCAAGTTCTACAAACAAATTAGTGGGACTTTTTCAGTAATTTATGAAATAATACAAATTTTCAGTTTGATTCACTATATTAGAAGAAAGACCTTGAACAGCGCGGATTCTCGTGTGTTTACGATATAACATAATTTGAAAGGATTGAATAATAATGGCAGATAAAAAAGATATGAAGAAAAAGAGTATGAGTTCTAGCTCCGTACTTGTACAGCTGTATCAAAATCGCAAAGTCTCTACAAAAGTAGATAACATGTTAGACGAGGGTAAGACCTACGATTACATTATTGAGTTCTGTAAGGAGCATGGCTTATCTATTTCAAAGGCATCACTTACCAACTATAAAAAGAAACGTGAAGAATCTTTAGAGACAGGTGTTCCTTTGCTTCAGTTATTAGATAAACGTGCTAAGGATAACGTAACGTACATTAAAGATAGAGAAGTAGAGTCTCTTACAAAGGAACCTAAACAAGAAAAGACTAGTAGCTCCCAAGCCCAAGTACATGATATCAGTAAAGTAGATAAAGTGTATAGTGACATTGAGTTCCTAGATGAGATTATCCAAAAGAGTCGTAAAGGGGTTAAACAATTTGATGTGTTGGATACTCCGTTAGGAATGAAAGCTGTAGAGCTGAAAGCTAAGATCACAGGTAACCAATTAAACGGTTTAACAATTGCGGGTCTTCGTGAATTAAAATTACGCCAACAAGCCAAAGAGTCTGCACTTATTGAAGTAGTAATGAAGTATGTACCAGAAGAGCAGCAAGACCAGTTATTTGCTGACCTAGAGCAAGCAGAGGCAGATTTCTTTGAGAACCTAGACCTTACAGCTGAAGAGCAACGAATTAGTCAAGCTATCCGTGCTTCAGGCATAGACCTATAATAAAGGAGAGATAAACAAATGGCTATTGTGGACGTAACAGAATACACGAAGGTTCCTTATGAACAGTATAAGACGTTAGAAGAAAAGATACAGGCTTTACTTAATGGAGAAGTGCTATTCATTAAGAAGTTTGAAGTACAAGAAGGTGCCGATGTACTTGTCCGTGTTGTACAAAAGAAGTTTACAGTTTCCCAAATTAGTTATGATGTAGAAGCTAGTGAGCGGGATGATCGATACTGGGTTACATTCAACGTAGGGCTGAATGACATTTCTTTATTTACCTGCTTTAAGTTTATAGAAGGTGCAGTCAATTTAGAAAATAAATACATGATTAATGACAAAGTAGAATATGTGAGTGTAGACGGGAATTATGATTCTGCAGTTATTCTAGAGGTGTATCAGCACAATGTCTACCCGGATAAATTTGCGTACAGGCTATCCCGTGATGGAGGGTTATACGCAGAAGAAGAGTTAGTACAGAACCCGTATATGTAAAGAGAGTTACAGAGTGAAACCCACTCTGTATTTTTTTTTGGAAAAAAATGTTGACTTTGGAACAAGCTTATTGTATAGTAGGTTTATAGACAACAAGATACATACTACCAACTGTTACAGCCGATGTCTTGGGAGGGTCGGACGCTGTAGGACAGTAATAAACTTTTGGGAGGAAGTAAAATGGGTAGAAGATTAGGTACAGCAATGGAAATCATCTGTGATGGTGAGATTGTAAATACGTACAGTGACGGTGGAAGACATTATGGAGGGTGGAACAATCCTTTAGAAATTATCCCACCTGTGGGCGCTGTAATCGAGTACATGACATTTAACCAGAACCACAAAGAAGGTCAGGGAGTTCTTACTGAATATCAAGTAGACAGAGTTTCTTTTACTACTGAAGAGGATTTTAACCACTCATTCACTAACAAGAAAGTTAAAATTTATGTAACTAAGTTAGAATGGATAGAGGAGGAAAAGTAAATGGCATACTACGATTCTCGTGTTGAAAATAAGGCACACCATATCTGTCAGATGATTCATGAAGAGACAGGTTTTCCCGCTTCAGATAAACTTAGATCGGATGTTTTCCTTACAACTAGAGCTGTAGCCTCATACTGGAAGGATGCACTTGATAGGGAGATTAAACCTCAATCAACCTATAAACTGAATGAGCTTAAGCGTGGCATAGACAGACTTAGACCTAACTCACACGCAGACATCGTAGAGTTGTTTACTGCCGTAATGAACGGTGAAAGTGTACAAACTATGTTACCATTTGACTCACCGTTTAGAAAAGGAGGAAAAGTGGGATGAAACATCAAATCTATACAGAGGCAGACGTAAGAGCATTATCTGAAGAATATGGTTTTAAAGATCGTTTGTATGAGTTAGTCGTAGAAGGCGGATTGGCTGTTTGTAAACACTGTGGTGAATATGAAGCGGGGTTAGAGGGAGCTTGTAAACCACGTAAGCCAATGGAGCAAACCCGTGGCTAAAACAGAGATAACCACTAAGCTGGAACGTCAAATATACCAAGCTACTAAAAAGCAGGGAGTGTTTGGCTGCTTTGAGGTAACAATTGGCTGGTTTGGTAAAGAGCGGGTTGATTATATCACCTACGATACTAAAGGAATCTGGAGATGCTACGAAATAAAGGTGTCAGTAGCCGACTTTAGAAGTAAGGCAGCCAAGACATTCTGTGGTCACTATAACTATTTTGTGATGACTTCAGAGTTATACGAAAAGGTTAAGGATGAAATCCCGAAGCATATCGGTGTATACATCGGTGGTTACTGTGCTAGACGAGCTAGGAAGCAAGAGTTAATCATCGAAGAGCAGGTATTGAAGAACTCTTTAATACGTTCATTATCTCGTGAGACAGATAAGGTGTTCCGTAGTGGAGACGAGGCGCTTATCACTCGTATACGAAAGCTTGCGGATAGGGAGAAAGAAGACAAGCAAAGATATCACCGGGAACTTGTTGATCTCCGTAACAAGTTGTATAAGAAGTACGGGAGAAACTGGGAGGAGGTTCTAGAGTTAGAATGACATACAGTGAAGCAAAGAAAATTATTACTAAGCTACATGAGGATGGCTGGGAAAAGATGAAGGGATTTACCTTTTATCGTAAGCGCTGGAGTATGGGAGATTTCCATTACCAGCAGTCTATTCCTTTTGCTCAGATTCAATACTCTCTATTCAGTTTAGAGTTTATTCTTCAAAAGGAGAATGAGAAAGCTGAGATCATATTAGAGGAACAAGTAAAGAACTATCTATTATTCGGGGAGGTATTATAATGGAGTATATTAATCAAACAATTGTTTTTCCAATGGGAATGAAGACAAACGCAAATGCAGATAAAGGATTAGGTCTTGAACATCACTTCGATGGTTGTCATTTCTTAATGCAAAATCGCAGAAAGACATTGAAGTTAAAACACGCTATCCGTATGAGAGTACTGGACGAGAAGACAACCTTTACGAATTGTACAATTATTATGGAGGGTGTATTCACTCCTGACATAATTGCACCGTATGCTATCCACAAATGCTGGGTATATGCTAAAGCTGTAGATGGTGTTGAGTATGTAAAGGGCGCAAAAGTTATCGATAATGGGTCAGTAGAAGAACTTTAAAAATAAGGGTTGACTTTAATTCAAGTATGTGGTAAATTAGTAGTATAATACGTTAGGAGGTGGTAGTCTTGATTCAAGTGTACAAAGGTATTCGTCTTGCGTTAATACCCCGAAAAGACTATAAGCATAGAAAAGCAAAGAGGTTCACTTTAGGAGGTACTGTACAGAATGTTTGGATTCCTAATAAGCACCTAGAAGCTTCAGGGAAGCTGAAGGAAGGGGAAGACATTGATTATGTTCTCCGTAGAGCTACCCGGCAACTTGAATTAGCTGGGTACACTGGAGCTATTCCCGGAGTTAAAAGGGCATCAGTACTAACAGGAGGAACTAGTTTTGAAGAGTAGAAGAGAAACACATCGCAAGATACAAGTAAGAAGACATATCCAGTACACACAATTGATCTTATTCATATTTTTTATCGGGCTTGTCTTCCTAATTGGTTACGGCTGCGGTCATGCCTCATCTTCTGAAGCTGACCATGTTGATACTTCAGTAGAAACAGTTTATAGGGAATAAAAAAGAAGGTACCCGCAAAGGTACCTTCCATAAGAACATAAAAGGGAGAAAAATAAAATGGTAAGTTATTTTTCTTGCTTAGAGAAGAAGCATACTTATCATACCACGGTACGAAGATAATTGTCAAACACTAAAAATTTTCCATAAAGTTCTTGACAGATACAGAGTCATCTGGTATATTTAAACTGTAACATACACCAAGAGCTACATAGTAGAAAAATAGAAAGGGAGAGATACAATGGCAAAAGCATTTGCTTGGGATTCAGAGGAGTTAATCGGAAGTTATAAGGAGACAGAGAAGAAGACACATGACATTAGTATCTGTACATTAAAAGGTAAAGAGTATGTATCGATTGCTGAGAAACAAATGACTAATGAGGGCTGGAAGTACAAGAAGAATCGTACAATGCCTCTAGAAGTATTTAAAGCAGCACAAGACATTGTAAAGGAGGCAGGCAGATGAAAAACGGTGATGTAATTATCAACATTCCGGGTCGGTTAACTGTAACATTTAAAGGTCATATTGCAGGGTATGTAGATACGTATATTTTTGAAGAGACTGTAGATGGTGGGAGCTTCGATACAAGGTTTACAGGGACTATAGAAGAGCTACTCAAGTTTGTTACAAAGCATGTCCAAGGACATAACGATCATGCTAAAATATTCGGTGGCACTGTTTATTAAAAAATTTTTAATGGCAGGTTGACAATTAGTCAGCCTGTCCACTCACAAAATAAGAGGAGGATGAGTAATATGTTTCCAGAAGGTAAAGGTGGAGATTTATTTAAAGGCTTTGACAAGCTAATGAAAGAATCAGGTGAACAGTTACAGAAAGAAGATAAACCTAAGAAAAAAGAAGACGCTTATGATCGTGCATGGAATGACTTACGGAATGCGTATAAAGGTGTAACACCTGTACCAGAGCCTATCCACCATTTAATGCCTAAGTCAGTAGACGATCTTCTTGATTTATACAATCACTATATGGCTCTCCATCAAACATTCGGTGACGAAGATTATGAGCAGTATGCTAAGCAGGTTATAAGAGTTCTGAAAATTAAAACATCTGCTGAGTCAGCAGCAAAGGATGCTATCTAATGAAAGAGACAACGTTTACTATTCAATGCAATAGCTGTGGTAGCAAACGAGAAGTTAAGACAGATATCGGGTACCCTCCAGATGAAAGAGCTGTCTTCATTAACATTCAAGGTAACATTACGATACGTTGCACAGGTTGTCCCGGTTATATAACAATAGGGTGGAGGAATCTAAATGGCTAAGTGGAAAGGTAAGAAAGTATCCCATAAACGTCTGTATGATTTAAAGAGTGCTGCTGAATGGAGAGAGTTCACTAGACATCGCAGTAAGGCTGCAGTAGGTAGAGATGTTAAGTTCTATTCAAATGGAGAGTTAATTGGTACAGCAAAAACTATTAGCGGAGGGATAATGTATGGTGAGTAACTTTATGTTACTCTCCTCGAAGGGAGGTGAACACAGTGAATATGGATACAACAAGACTAATCCTCATTCTATTCTTTGGAGGTCTAGCGTTATTCCTACTATTCCTCTTTGGTCCTATTGGGTTATTCTTCGGAATTATCTTTGCTGCTGCAGGCGCTGCAGCATGGATAGGCGAGGGGAGGAGGATGGATGAGGAAGACGATCATGAGTATATCCGGGATTTAGAAGAACGTAATGCTAAGCTAGAAAAACAACTTAGAGATAAAGAAGAAAAATAACTATTTTTTTTTAATAGGTTGTTGACTAATAAACAATAGAGTGATACAATGGTTGTACAAACTGGTAGGGGGAGAAGGATGTGAAAAAAGCTATAGCAAGTGTATGTTTAGGTGCCACGTTACTACTAGGTGCTTGCTCACCGAGTATAACAGAAGGAACCGTGTATAAGAAGGAGTTCCACCCAGAAGAGTATTATGTAATGATGATGCCTATAGTAATGTCTGACGGAAAGACTACAACCACAACTATGATGCCAATGTTTATGTACTATCCTGCAACATGGGAGATCGATATTAAAAAGTATAGTAAAAAGGAAAAGAAGTATCTAACCGAAGATTATTTTATAGACAAGCAGGTATACGATTCTATTAAGGTAGGAACTTATTTTAAATTCGAAGAGGATATGGGAGATACAGACCGCCCCCAAGAAGAAAGAGAAGCTTCTGGAGAAGAGCAAGAAAAATATATGAAGGAGTGATTAAAGTGTCAAATAAAAAAGAAGAATTACAAAAACAGTTTGTCGATCAAGTAGGTGTATTGGTAAAGTATTGGGTAGGGTTAGGAAAAAGCCCAGAGGAAACAGCAGATGGTGTAGCCTTCTCCATTATGAATATGTTAGATGGTAACTCAGGAGGTATTCCACCTTATGCGGTGTGTCCAATTGACGAGCAAGGTAAAGTTGATACAGACTGTGACATTGCAGGATACCTGCACGAATTATACTCAAGTAGAAAATAGTACATAAAGGAGGAGAAGTAATATGCGGGATATGCGAGCTAGGTACTTATTGGAGGTTCTACCATTAATGAGAAATGGGGAAATTGCAGATTGTACTACTAAACATGTTCACAGTATTATGAAGAAAGACGGTAAATTCTACTTTTATTATAAATATGGGGAAGAATATGTAACTAGAGAAATGGTTGTAGACGATGCACTTATGAAGTGCTCGTTTAAAATAAAACCGAACTTCATTTCATGGCAGGAAGCTTTTCAGGATTTGAAAGACGGGTACACTATCCGCGGTTATGAATCGGAGGAAATGGATTCTTACTATGATCTAGCAGATACAGATACAACTATGAGTCTGGCAGAAGAATTTCCTGCTCTTGACTTGGCTACCCTTTTCCAGTTAAAATGGGTTAGTATGAAGGAGGGAAAATAAATGGAAATGTATAAAACAGTAGATGAAGCGATCGATTCTATTAATGAACAGGTGTCTGCTTTCTTAGGAAGAGCTTGTATGTTTCACGTAGGAATCGAAGTAGTAGACGAGCTCCGGGACTACACACCGTTCAATGTAGAAGACTGGGGCGTATACGAAGATCAAGAAAATAAGACTGTTACAATCTACAATGAAGATGCGGAACCGTTCTTAATCCTTGTAGGTGACGAGAAAAATGAAATAACAAAGTTTGGTGTGTCTTCAGAGACACTAGAAGGTATGATTAACACAGATTAATAGAGGGGAGTTAGTAGCTCCTCTTTTTCTTTTAAAAATTTTTAAAAAGGTATTGACTATTAATCAACTAGATGTTACTATAATTATACAAGCTATACAAAGTATGAAACAAGAAATGGGGAGTAGCTAATGATACACAAAAAGCCACTGAATTTAAACCACCAGATGTATGTTAAGCTAACACGTAAGGGTAAAGCCTTGCTAAAGAATTTTTATGTACAAGGCTGCAAAGGTACTGACTTAGACCCGGAGAAAGTAATGAACATGCACCACTGCACTGAAGAGAAAGACCTGCTTAAATTTCAGCTCTGGGACTTTATGAGAATCTTCGGGGAGCATATGAGCATGGCACACTACCCTGTAGTAGAAGATAACTTAATCTATATCAAGACACCTGACCTAAATTTTAAAAACGAGTACCTAGGCATCTGGGTGCCTCATGAGGAGGGGAAGTAGATGGGTTACGGTTTAAATGACAAACCTACTACACCTAGACCGGGAACACCTCCGGCACAACCTCTTTCAAGACCAGATTCTAGAAAAGTAAAATCGTGTATGACTTGCAAGTGGGTAGCATGTAGAAATTATGGATGGGACAGACAGCCCTGTATGAGCTATATACCAGAACATCACTAAGGAGGAAAAGTAAATGAAAGAAATTAAACCGAAGTTTACTAATGACGATATTGTTGTCTGCCGTGAATCGGCACATAGTTATGAAGTGTTACGTATCAAATGGATAACAAAGATCACGTTTAACCAAGCTGGAGACCCTAGTTATTACTATCGTGTAGCTGATATGAAAGGCAGTCTATATGCAGCAGAACTAGGTCAGGAGTGCTTATCAACAGTAGAAGAGCATAATCAGTACATGGTAGATACGTATATCTTAGGAGGTACAGAGTAAATGGAATTAGTAGAAGTAATTTACTGTGTGAACAATGAATTTACAGATGAATTATTCGATCACCTAGTTAAGAGTGGGTACGCTGTAACAAAGTCTAATGCTGAAATTGATACAGGTACTTGGGGAAAGGTAGCAGCTAAGCAGCTTATGGTTATGAAACCAGACCAGACACCACGTAAACCGTGTCGATGGTGGGATGATAAAGAGGTTGAGAAGATAAATGCTGAAGTAGAGAACCAGCGTAATCTTGCGGCAGAAATATTTTTCGATGCTGCAGGAACTAAAACAGGTAGACTTAGCTCTACTAAGGAAAATAAGGCAGGGACACCCAAAGGAGGGAAAGTAAATGAAGCTTATAAGTGAGATTCTTAAACAGATGGACAACTCGAAACCAGTAGAAGAGAATGTGTTAATGATTATGAAACATCTGGCAGGAAATTATTACTTAGTAGCTGCAGACGCAGAAGGTGCAGATGATTTATTAGATCAAGATGAATTTTACGATGAGTTTATGCCTGCACTAAGTGACCAGCTGTCTTTCCGTATCCAAGGTTCCGCGCAGCTGCCATTGAACCTTGACCGGGAGTGGAGAGAAGTATCGTTTAGAACTGCGCTCTCTATCTGGTCGAGTAAGATTGATAATATTAAATGTGAATTGAAGACAAATAGTACGTTGTTCCCTAAGTTTACTAAGCATTTTCGAAAAGAAGATGATTCACTGAACATTACACACGAAATGGCAACTAAAGGTACGTGGTATGCAGAGGTACTGCCAGTAGAAGAACACGAGGAGGGGTATTAAGTGGAAAAAGTAGTATACACCCGTTTTTACATGGGTAGGTTAAGGCGGTATAGGGTTCTGTCAGAGACGCTTACCCATGTATACCTACAGGACATGGATGGAAACACAGGTAGGTTTAATGTTACTCACGAGTACTTAAAAGAACACTATACAAAGAATGTTAGGGAGGAAGATTAAATGGGATTTTCACTGGCACAAGAAATTGCACAGATCACTTTAAATAGTAGCACAAAGGAAGAGGCAGTAGTAGCGGTTCTTCGATTACTCTCTAAAGAATACTACCTTATTAGTGGTTCTCCTGCAAATGAAGCACATAAAGAACTGCTAACCAAACTAGACCTGTTTAACACACCGATTCCTAGTAGAGTAGAAAGCATGCTTAGCCTGCGTAAGATTGAGCATGACATGAATATGAAAGTTGTTAGTAGCTCTGTACAAGAGAACTACGGGTCAAGCGCTACTGTAATCGAAAGTAAGAAGGTTGTGTATCAAAATACCCGAGCAGAAAAGGTGTTTGTTATTAAAACTCCTCAAGGCTATCTAGAGGACGTATGGGAGCACTTAAGCGATGAACCTACTAACTATAGCTTTACGAGTAGTATCGATCAAGCGTACAAGTTCTCTACTAAGCCCCTAGATATTAAGGCACCAAAGTACCTGTATAATATTGAAACGGGAGAATCGATTAATACCTTAGCAGCTGCCGCTGATTATTTAAACGGAGTTCTACAGCCTGTAGAGGTAACAGAAGTTAAAATATACTCTACTGACCAAACTAAAGGAGGAAAAGTAAATGCAGTTAAATAATCAAGTAATCCAGCGTGTATGCTATGCAATAGGTGAAGTTGCCGTAAAACATGAAGTGGGCAATGAGCATGTAACACGTATTATAGTGCGCGAAGCTATAAATAGTGGGGGATATAAAATAAGTGTATACGAGGACAACGATACAGTGTCAACCCCTTCTGTTGTTGTTCTAACAAATCAAGTAATGATCGAGTATAAACGAAAGCATCACGAACCTGTGGGGTTAGACTTATGAACGATAATCTTATGGATAAGCTAAAAGGAGTGCAGTTCTGTACATGCGGTAGTGAGCAAAATAAAGTCCTTCAGAATGTAACTACCCGGTATAGAGGTAAGCATATACGTATAGAGAGTGTACCATCATTAGTATGTCTACGCAATGATACACATGTAACACATACTATGCGGACAAGACGTAACATACGTAACCTCCTTAGTATAGCCTATACGAATGATTGGGCTCACATACTATATAGAGAGATAGGAAACGTGTAGAGAGAGTATAGTAGGCTTTATAGTCTACTGTAACTTTTTTTTTAAATATCTATTGACTATTAGACAAGGGGATGCTATACTAGGTTTATAGCTAAGATACAGACAAGCACAGGGGAGGGGAGTTACAGTGAGTGATAAGCTACATGATACAAGCCGTTTAGAATTAATGGAACATGAAGATGCTACAGTGTATGACATCGGGGGAATGATGACTGTAACCATGAAAGAGGGGACTGATGGTTTCCACGGTCACTATTCTAGAACTGGAAGCAATGCAGTTTACACGTTTGATGGACAAGGAATGACTCGTAAGCAAATTATTAAGACTTTTTGGGACTCGATTAAGGACAACCCAGCAGGAGGTGAGTAGGTGGCTATAGTAACCGGGCAGTTGAATCTTCCTCCACCGCTTAGTAACAAAGAGAATAAGGAACTATTCAAAGTGTACGAGCTGGATAGAGAGGATACAGAGTTACGTGACAAGATTATAGAGGGTAACATGCGACTAGTCATATACATAGCTAGAAAATTCCATAATACTGGGATACCTCACGATGACTTAGTTAGCATAGGTACATGGGGTATGATGAAGGCAGTAAACACGTACAAAACGGATAAAGCTACCAACTTTGCCACTTACTCTACCCGCTGTGTTGAAAATGAAATCCTTATGTACTTGCGGAAACATAATAAACATGCTAAAGTAAAATCCTTGGACACAGTCATTCATGACAGTGGTACCGGGAGTGAGTTAACCCTAGAGGACATGATAGCAGACGAGAACATTGAACCTATGGATAATTCTTTCGTTAAAAATGAAGATAGGGAGGATGTATACGAAGCTATGCGTGAGGCACTGACTGAGGATGAGCGGAAGATAGTAGAGACTTACTTCCTCCAGAATCTTCGTCAGTCCGGTACCGGCAAAGCTCTAGGGATATCTCAATCCTACGTGTCTAGGTTGAAAAATCGATCTGTTAACAAGATCAAGAAGTATATTAACAAGAAGTACAGAGATGGCAGTCTCAAGACTAATACGATGGGTGAACGTATTCAACCTATCAAGGAAACTGAGTTAGTTAAGCCAAAAAATATTATAGAACCTAGGGAGGAAAATAATATGAGTAATTACCAACGTTATGCAGGGATGGAAGTACGTAGCCAAGAGGAATGGGAAGCTATTAAACTAATTGAAGAGACTAGAATGGGATATAAAGAGATTGAGGAAAAGACTGGTGCTCAGTATACTCGTATTGCCGCTTTTGGTAATAAATTACGATCTAAGTCACTGCGTAAAGATATTCAACGTGAAGTAGCTCGTAAGAATGCTGCCCGCACAAATGAAGTAAGACAGGCTAATAAGGAAAAGAAACAAGCAGTTAACTCACAGATTCAAGGTAGTAGACCAGCGGCTAATCCGGTACCACCTATGGGGGTTAAGCCTACGTTCCCGGGTAAGAACTTTAAACCAGAGAACTTAGTACAGACTGCAGCAGCTAACCCAGTGCCGCAGGAACAAACAACCCTAGAACCTTGGGAAGAAGCGCTAGACCAAGTGTATATGCCATCTAAAGCTCCTAGTAGCTCCCTAGGGAGCGATCATGTAGAGGCAGCAGCCAAAGCCTTAGCAGACCTTAAACAAGCTCAGTTCGAGGCGTTTAAGGCTAGTGTAGAAGACACACTTAAAGCTGAAGATAAGCCTGTTGAGTTTGATGGGTTAAGCAAGATGGAGCCAGAACTACCTGACTTTGAACCGATTCACCAGTTAGCGGACGAGATTGCTGAAGAAGCTAAAGAGAAAGCTAAGAAAGGTACTATCCAGCGTAACATGTACATCAATACAGAGCTTAGCGGTGAAGATATCCCATTGCATATCTTTATTAATGAAATAGAAGAGCTGCGTGATCTTTTACTAGGTGCTGGGGGAGCTAACGTAAACTTCTCATTAAAAGTTACAGCCACTCAAAAGTAAGTATACAGAAAAAGAGGCTAAAAATATAGTCTCTTTTTTTTTATAAATATATGTTGACTTGTGGTTAACAGTCTGCTATACTAAGAGTATACCAATTGAGGGGGAAGTTAAAATGAAATACTTACCAGCGCCAAAGCCAAAACCAGATCGTTCACACTATCCTGTATTTGTAGACTATATCGAGACCGCAGTACCATTAGATATATCGGATGAAGCGGTTATGAAGATAGCAGATAATTTAAAGAATATCTATAGGGAGTCAAAGAAAGATAAAAAATAGCTGTTGACTCTTGGTTAACAGTCTGCTATACTAAGCATATACCAAATGAAGGAGCTGTTGCTACATGGAAGAAACAATGGAAATGTTTGATAGTGTGCTTAAAATTCTACAGAGTGATTATAAGTATGTTCCGCTAACTAGAGAGCATGCTATTCAGATGTTCATAGACTTACAGGATGAGTTGGAAGGTCACTTTGAGTTAGACGATGTCAATATTAAAATGGATGGTTATACTGGCACCAGCATTTACGTTACAAACGGTCAGGAAGAGTTCATGATGACTATTCGTGCAGACAATAAAGGATACTTTGGTAATGTTTCGTGGGATACTAAGAAGTTCGTAGAGCTCTATACAGAGGAGGAACCGGCATGACTATACCTAACTATATGGAAGTTGAAAAGTTATTATTAGAAGCGGGTGTAGCTCCGGGAGATATCGCTGTTACAGTCCTTGATTACTTTATGGGGCTAGCGGCTATAGATGCAGGAGAGCAGCCTTCAGAAGGTGAATGGGACGCAGTAAATAAAGTAGAAGGAATTATGGAGGGTTAATCAGTGGGAATTAGATACAGTATGAACTTAGAAGAACTAGTAGAAGTATTAAAGGAAGTAAAGAAGGTGTGTACAATTGATTATGTAAAGCCTCAGTTTCATTCAGAGACTGGGATGATAACTGCAATTACTTTCTCAAATAGAAAGTTAGTACACACGATCAGTGTACTAGACATAGTTATGGGTGACCAGAGCCTATACGAAACAGTCTTAATGTACTTAAAAGAAATGCAGATAAAAAGTAAAAATATCCATTGACTTTAAATCAACAGTGTGCTAAACTAAGAGTATACCAAATGAGGGAGGAATAACAAATGAGATCGGAAAAAGATATTATGAAGAAGATAGGCTACATTACAGAAAGAAAGAATTACTGGAAGAACAGGTTAGACGTAATAGCGGAAACAGGGCAGGATAACACAACCGCATATCATACTTATAGATACTGGGCGGCACAGGAAGCAGCACTAAAATATGTAGTAGGTCTTCAGGATTCACTAGTTATTCAAAACTAAGGAGGAACTGGAAATGGAAAATGTTATTGATAAACTGATTAGAGAGGTGCAGCAGTATTCCTTGCAAGACATCCATATAGTAGCTGAGCAGAATCGAAAGAGAATGCAGGCAGCTATAGTAGCTTCAGAGCTTAATGAAATAATTATTCATGATAGGCTTACTAACTCTATTACTCAAGGTAGTTCCCGGTGAGTTAGCAGCTCACTGGTTCATATAAATTAAAATAAAACATTACTAGGGGGAAATTAGAATGATGATATTCGGTGTGTTGGTGGGGTTAGCTGCATTAGTGATCTTTGTATTAGGTATTAAGAAGTTAGTAGGTGAAAAGAAGAAGGCTGCACTGTTCCTGATACTATCTACCTTCTTGGCATTCATGGGTGCAGGGTTCATTGCAGTAGGTGCTGGTGATAACATACAGGAAGAGGCAGCTGTTACTAGTAGCTCACCAGACGAAGATAAGCCAGCCGCTAAGGAAGATAAGGAAACAGAAGTAGCTCCTCAGCCAGAAGAGAAAGAAGAAGTAGCTCCCGAGCCTGAGCCGGAGCCAGAACCCGAAGTAGTGTTAGAACCTGTTACATTAGGTACAGGTACATTTGTAATCGGTGATGACATTCCAGCAGGACGTTACACAGTTAGCACTCAAGAACGCGGAGGTAACTTCTACACTTACGATAGCTGGGGCTTACTAGATGTTAATGAAATGTTAGGAACTGCTCCAGACTACTATGTAAATAATATTACTATAGAGCTAGAAGAAGGCGGACAAATTGAAATTAGTGGTCTTAACCAAGTGTTATTTACACCTAAGTAAACTCGACTATGGTATAATTAGTTAACTTATAACAGCCCGTTATCCGGTGATGTAACTAGTCCCGGGTAGCGGGCTTTTTACTTAGTAGCTCCCTGTACCGATCAGTGAAATGCCCTAGTAGCTCCCTGCAGAGCGGGGCGGGCTGCCGGGCAGGGTACGAGGCAGGCACCGGAAAGATTTTTGTTTTCTTTATATAGGAAGAAACACGGAATTATAAAAAAGTTTTAAAATAGTGTTGACTTTCTGTTAACCGTCCTCTATACTTAAGGTATACCAATAAGGGAGATGTTGACAATGACAAAAGAATCTATTATCACATTAGCAAACAAAGGCGGCTTTATCACTTCTAAAGAGTATGAATGTTTTGCAGACTTGGACGGACAGCATGCAAAAGAATTTTTAGAAAGTAAAGGATTTACTGTTGCATTTAATAAAGATACGGGTTATAATGGAATTGCAGTTACAACATGCGGCATACACCTTTCAACAAATGGTTACATGTATAAAAAGAAGTTTTAGAAAAAAAAATTTAAAAAGGTGTTGACTTTAGGTTAACACCTATGCTATACTAATTATAGATCAAACAAAGGAGATGTTGATAATGGAAAGCATGGAACTAACTTGGAAAGCGTATGGGGATATTAACCCAATTGAGCACGGTGGAGAGTGGGTACTTCCTAATAAAGATTCTGATACTGATTTCTTTATTGTACGAATTATTAATCTTGACAGTGCATGCGGTGAGCCCGGTTTTTTAGTAGAAGTTATCCGTATAGATATCAATGATTACAATGAAGAAGATATAGAAGATGTAAAAAGCTTTATAGGTGCAGACGACACCACAGAAAACGCAGTTATAGCAATTGGTTTCTTACAGTATTACGGTCCTGAACATTTAGGAGGGGACAGCGTAAAGCACGATACAGAAGAGGAAGCCCGCGCAGATTTAGAAATGCATGGAATAGATTTATAAAAAAATTAAATATAGGTGTTGACTTTAGGTTAACACCTATGCTATACTTAAGTTAATCCAATAAGGAAAGGGAGTAATAATATGTATAACGAAATTAAAGATTATGGGTTTTTAGAAAATGATGTTCAATTCTTATTCTGTACAACTGATGACAAAGAGGTGTCTATTAAGAAGAACCGTGATTGGTTTTTCAATCATGAAGCTGAAGAAATGGATTATAAAATTAGTTATACCATTCTTGTTAATAAAGAGGTATTCATGAATTTTCCTGATAGTGTAGACCGTGCAACAGTGGAAAACTTTGCTAATATGCAGTTTGAAATAGATGAAGAGGCTACTGACAGCCTAGAAGAAATGCATGCAATATATGAGTCTGAAAGAAGACTTGGAGCATAAATTTATTTTAAAAGGTGGTTGACTTTCAATCAGCCGCCTGCTATACTTAATCTATACTAATAAGGGAGATGTTGATAATGTGTTTAAGCAATAACGAAAAATTGTTACTAGTTAAAACTTACTATAATGATGGGCGTATTGGTAGAAATATAGAATGTGAGGATATGGTTTATACTCGTAAAACTAGGTTCTGTGTTCCCGGGTACCTTGACATGATTCAAGCACCAACAACACGCAATCAGTATAGAGGCTTCGAAGTATTTGAAATTGATAACGTAGAAGATCAAAACATTATAAGGCATGTGGAAAGCCGTGGGGACACTACCGCGGAAACCACGGAGGAGTGTTGCGGGCACTGCGGTGCAGAGGTAGACTTGAGAAATGAAATGGTAGCACAAACATGCCCGAACTGTCAAGAGCGTATTTTACCTTGTTCCTACTGTTCAGACATAAAAGGAAGTCTTCGAAATTGTGCGTTGTGTCCATTAGGAGGCTAAAAAAAAGTTTTAAAATAGTGTTGACTTTAGGTTAACACCTATGCTATACTTAAGTTAATCCAATAAGGAAAGGGACTGATTGATAATGGCAAACGTAACAGAAATGGAAAGAGCTGTAATGGACGTAATTAAAAGTACTATGGATGATTATTGTGACGGGTTCTCTGATGTTATGACAGAAGACCTAGTAAGCGCGACAGGCTACAAAATGAATCAGGTAAAAGGTATTTTAGGTAACTTGGAAAAGAAAGGTTATGTCTACTTTATGGATGTTAATGGAGAGTATAATGTTTTTGCACTTACTCAGACCGGAGCAAATGCCGCTGGATATATGGTAGAATATTTTGACGAACTAATGAGATAAAAGTTTTAAAAAGGTGTTGACTTTAGGTTAATAGCCTGCTATACTTAAACTATACCAATAAGGGAGATGTTGATAATGACAGTACACTTTGAGTTAAATGAACAAATCAATGATTACAAGGTTGTGGAAATAGTTGGAGGCGGTTTTTACCGTGTACAAAAGGATGGTGTAACAATCTGTTTTTATACTACTGCAGGTAGTGGAAAGAACTATTGCCGTATTCAATCTGTGTATAATAGTAACAATGGACGTTACTATAACTCTCCTAGGTTCTTCATTAAATATGTATCGGAAATACAGGCTTTGTCAAGTGCTTTATTCTTCAGATATCAGGAACTAGTAAAAGAATAAAAAAAAATTAAATATAGGTGTTGACTTAAGGTTAACATCTATGCTATACTTAAGGTAGTTAGAAAATAACAAATTAAAGGGAGATGTTTTAAATGACAAAAACAAATTATACTGCTACTATTCTATTCACTAAGGAATCAGAGAAAGATCACTATGAGCGTGGTTGTGAAGGTGGTAGCTATACTGTATGTCAAGAGAATATTCAAGTAAACTTTTCTTCTACGGAAGACTTAAAGGTAAATCTTGCTGAGTGGGCTTCTAGTCGTTTTGATATTGATAAAGACATATTCTTGGAGCACGTACGCAATGAGTGTGAAAACAATCGTTTCGACTATGACCAAAGCGAAGATTGGCAAGGGGACGCTATCACTATTACAAAAAAGAACCCACACGGCTATCAAGCTCGCTATGAGTTCCTTATAATGAACGTGGTAGAGGTTTCACAAGTAGACTTTACATTCTAAAAAAAAAGTTTTTAAAATGTGTTGACATAGAGCCAACAAACATGATAGAATGAAGATAGTTAAAAAATACTTAATTAAAAGGGAGAATGATTTATTATGACAACAAAATTATCTATTAACGAAATGAAAGCTATTCAATTAGAACAAGGGCACAATTGGTTCGATGAAGATGCAATGAATTTTTTCAACACAGTAATTGAAACACAACCTAATAAAATTAATATCTTTATTACATCGGAGCGTATGGAGCTTGACATGCCAAAGAAATACTCTCTACGTTGGTTCAATCCTGAGACTACACATGTTGATACACTTGGAGAGTTCCAAGCTTATGATACATTAGCAGAGGCTAGAGAAGCAAGAAAAGAGTTTACGCACTCATTCGAAGAATGGCACATAGTAAGACCGTAACTTGTAACAGATAATAAAATAGGTGTTGACTTAGTGTTAACACCTATGCTATAATGCATAATAGAAGGAGATGTACAGATGAAATATCTTATGAACAAACTGGAGCTATCAGAAACGCAAGTACTAGCAACTGTTATATTTACTCTACTTGGGTTAGGTTTGGTTGTATTTATCTGTAAGGCGTTGGGATGGTATTTCATCGCAAACAATTTATAAAAAGGTGTTGACTTAAGGTTAACAACTATGCTATAATAAATTATAAGCTAATAGAAGGAGATGTTGATAATGCGTGTACAAAATGATGCAAGCCCTATGGATATCCTGAAAGCTCTAGAAAAGAACGCTACTACTTTAGAGGCGTACAAAAGAAAGAATGATAGCATGTTCAAAAAGATTGATAAGCAGTTTAAAAACTTCTTTAAAAAACTTTTAAAATAATGTTGACTTTAAGTTAACAGCATGCTATAATTAAAATAGTTAGAAAATACTTAGTCTAAAGGGAGATGTTGTAAATGAACTTAAAAGAAAAATGGGCAAACGTTAACTTGTTGGATGTAGTGGTAACATTTCAAAAGGGTAAGGATTACTTTACTGTACTAAAGGCTGAAGGTGACATAGTTTTAGTGGAGGACACAAAAGGCAACTATTATGAATCACATATCAATAACGCTCGTAATGAGTGGTTAAAGTTTAAAAATAGACTGCCTGCTGATTGGGTTCCAAACTATATGCTTAAGATTCATAAATTCAAGGTTGGTCAAATCATTAAAGCTGAAGAGCTGGACGGATTCAGAAAATTTGATATAGTTCATTCTACCACATATGTAGATCACGTTCACCGCTGTGAGGTAAAAGATGGTGTTATGATTCTAAACTATAACGATAATCAAGGCATATCATACCCAGCATGCGGTGAGTATGAAGTTATCAGAACATTTGAAGATAGCTTTACAGTAAAGCCAATCAGCTAAAAAATAATTAAATATAGGTGTTGACTTAAGGTTAACACCTATGCTATACTTAATGTATACCAATCAAAGGGAGATGATCGATTATGAAAACAACAACTGATGTATTACAGGCTGCTAACAATTTAATGGAAAATGCTAAAAAGGTGACAAACCGTGAAGAGCATGCCGCTTGGTGGGATAAAAAGGTAGATGTATACTTAGCTGTAAATAGCGCGCTTGAATCCGGTGCCTTCACTGGTGAGGCATATGCAGAACTAAAACAGGCTCAACATATCATAAGCAAAGCAGAATTGCAAGCCGCACAATATGCACTAGAAGCATAAAAAAAACTTTTAAATAGGTGTTGACTTTCCGTTAACACCTATGCTATACTTAAGATAGTTAGAAAATACTTAATCTAAAGGGAGATGTTGTAAAATGGTAGAATTAAATATTTTAAATGAAGCGGCTATGCTAAACTTGACAGGTGCTCCACTTGCAGAGGAGATGTTCACGGAAAAAGTAAAAGAGTTAAAATATGTTTCATTTGGCAAACGTAACGAGTTCTTTATTACTGCTAAAGAATTTGAAGAGGTAGGGGACATGGTGCAGGAAGCAATGGAAGCATACGACAACACTGAAGAACTAGAATGCTCTTATCTTGAGTCTACTAATGAACATGTTCTAAATGTTGGTAATCATATCATATGTGACGAAATGACACAAGAGCAAGCGGAAGGACTATATAATAAATTTATCTAAAAAATTAAATATAGGTGTTGACTTTAGAGCAACACCTATGCTATACTAAAGATAGTTAGAAAATACTTAATTAAATCAAAGGGAGATGTTTTATAATGACTAAAGAATATATTGCTAATGTATACATGACTAAAGAGGTAGAAAAGGATAACTACGATGCAGGTTGTCACGGAGGTATTAGCGCTGTATGTGATGACAAGTTTACACTAGAATTTGGTACTAAGCAAGACTTATTAAATCAACTAGCTGAGTGGACAGCAAGCCGTTTTGATGTAACAAAGGAAAGTTTCTTAGAGCACGTAGAGAATGAATGTGATAAAAACCGTTTTGACTACGCCCAAGGAGAGGACGCGGACGGAAGACATACAATAGTTACAAAAAACAATCCAAACGGTTACTATGCAATGTATTTCTATCATGTTAGTGTAAGTAAAAAGGTTTCATATTCTTTCTAAAAAATAGTTAAATATAGGTGTTGACTTAAGGTTAACACCTATGCTATACTTAAGATAGTTAATAAAACAAAATTAAATCAAAGGGAGATGTTTTAACATGGCATTAACAAAAACTTTACAAACACTATTAGAGAGAGCTGAAAGAAAGGGTACAGCTATCAAACGCGTCCGCTATAATCAGATTATGGGTAACGAAAATTCAGGCATTACAGACTTTGTTAACCAATGGGAGGTAAAATGGACGGTTGTATCTGATGTTTATAAGGTTGTGGAGGTTCTTCATTATGATACACAGATTGCATGTTTTGAGTATAAGCATGGTGCATGGTATCTGTACAACTGGTACGGTGAAAGCAATGCAGATAGAGACGCGTTAAACGGTCTATGCCATCACTTTGGTGTTAGCAATCGTTTCAGCTATAGTCGTAAAAATGCTGAATTTATGGAAGTCTAAGTTTAAAAAATAATTAAATATAGGTGTTGACTTAAGGTTAACACCTATGCTATACTTAAGATAGTTAGAAAATACTTAATTAAATCAAAGGGAGATGTTTTATAATGAATCAATATAACTTTTCAAATCTAATTAGCGGTAGACACTATGATAGAGAGCGCTTTGAGTGGGTAAACTCTTCTGATGAGTTCCGCAGTGAAGCACTTGACAAATTCAAAGAGTTTTTACTTCCTATGACTCGTAAAGGTAGCATTCAAGATGCGATTAAACGTTTGAGCCTTGACAACTTGCCTAATAGCTATGGTATCCTAGAAAGATTGTGTATAGACTTGGATACAGGAAGAACTTTCTATATTGCCGGTCAAGACTATGACTATGAAATCCGTACTATTAAAGGTATCTTCCGAGATGAATGTTAATCTTTAATCTTTAATCTTTAAAAAACTTCTAAATAGGTGTTGACTTTAAAGCAACACCTATGCTATAATAAATTATAAGCTAATAAAGGGAGATGTTGACAATGAATAAAACATTAACAGTTAAAGAAAGAGAAATCGCACTAAAGGATATTAAAACACTTCTTGCAATCACTAGCACTAAAATTGAAGAGCTTAAGGCAGAACTTAATGAAGCTACTTGTCAAGATGATATTAAAATCATTCACAGCATGATTACTAATAATGTAAATGAATATATGTTCTTACAGCAAAGAGAGAAGGAACTATTAGAGGAATCTAAAGAAGAAAAGCATGCAGTGAATACATTACGTACTATTCTATTAAGCAGTGAGGCAAAGGAAGCAAATAGCATTTTCATTAGTAAAGCCGGTGACCAAGTGAACTTCACACAAGAACATGAAAGAGCCAAAGATATGCTTCACTTTATAGGCGGTAAAGCTCTAGTTCCTACATTCATAGAGGTAGAAGAAAAAGAAGACTATGCAGGCACATATACAATCTATACTAGTGAGACCCTAAATACTAGTGTAACACTTATTCAGTACAAATAAACTTAAAATCAAAATTAAAATCATAACATAAATAAAGGGAGATGTCCAATAATGACTAACACAAATGAATTAGTAGTATTAACAGATGGAACAAGAAAGATGCATATAGAGAAAAAAGGCTTTCTTAACTTCTTAACAGAAAATGGTTCTGAGCACTTATATGATGAGATGGTACTAGATAGAGAAGAGTTAACAGAATTGTTTAACCTCTGTATTGTAAATGATAATGTTCCCGGATTTATGATAATAGGATACTATCTAGACAATACAGTTAAAAGAGAAGAGGCAAGACCTTCAGATATATTTGTTGCAATCGATGAAGGGAATGAAAGACTTACTATATATGCTCCAATTGGTCAACATGGTGAAGGTGATAGAGGTTATGTAGAAGAATGTACACCTATTACTATAGAACAGTATAAGGAGATAAGCAAGCAGTTTTGTACACCAGCTGAGTATTTATAATATCCTTTACTGTACTAAAGAACATTGAAACAACTTGAGCCCCGGGCGCTTGTCCCGGAGGCTGTACATGCTAGACTAGTAAACTCGCACCTTTTCTCTATTAAATATAATACTTGACAACTAGCCGCTACTATGATACAGACTTAATTTACTATAAACCGCTGTATTTTAATAGAATACACTATATTTTTAAATAAGTGTTGACTTTTAGGCAATAATCATCTATAATTAAGTTATACCAATAAGGAAAGGGATTGATTGAATATGTACCTAGGATATAAAGACCGCTGGGTTGAGAACAAACAAAGCAAGGTGTACTATAACTTGCATAAAGGACTATTCAGCATAAAGCAGAGAGGTTTGGTTGTACTACATACACGTAGAGTGTATCTAACAGATGTGACCTTTCAAGTGAATGAGCCGGGAAGACAGCGTGTATTAGCAGAAAGTAAAAAGAACGTTCATGCTTATGTAAACGGCACTTTCCAAGGTATACCGGATGAGAGCTCTATAGAGGTCTATAGAGAAGCGTATTACAATCCATATGTAACAAGTGTCTTTATGGATAAAGAGACGTGGACACCGGTGTATGAAGCTAAGGAGGCTATACTAATAGACAGAAAGATTTATTATAGATAATTAAATATAGCGGTTGACTAGAGGTTAACCGCTATGCTATACTAATACTATACCAATCAAAGGGAGATGTTTTATAATGAGAGAATTTTTAGAAAAAGTTTGTGGTAGCAATTACTATATCGTAGATAAGAGCATGGGCAGTTATGGAGAGCCTTCTGGACATCCTAACTACTTCTATAGCATTGAAGAGTATAGAGGCGGGCACTTAAAGGGAAGCATGGCTATATCATATTGTGCGGAGCATGAATATCTTCCTTATTATGTTGTCAAGAAGTGTAAAGAGCTTATGAATGCTTATAATAAGGAGATGGAATAACATGTATTTATTCACAGATGCATTGCAGGTATGGCAGGCAGCGGGGGAGCTTAGAAAGGAAGCAGCATCGGCAGGAGAGGACTTTGATTACATTGGATGGTTAGACCGTGTAAACTATGTAAAAAGATCAATCGATCACGTTACAAGGCATTATAACCCTAGTGACAAGGATAAGGAAACGATGGAGCGGGCAAGGGAGAACATGAGAATAGGTGAACTAATCTATATCAATAACAGCAAATAACTTGTACTATATCACCTTCTATTATATAATAGTTATAGGAGGTGTACATAGTATGTCCTATATAACTAAATGTACTGTATGTTCAAAAATCATTCACCGTGTAAACTATCGTTATTGTTGTGGTATTGACTACTATATTCCGCCTGTCATAGAGACTAAGGAACAGGAGATAGTGGAGGAGCCAAAGCAAGAGAAGCCCAAAAAGAAGAAAAAGAAAAGGAAGAATACTAAAACGCCTAAACGTATTAGGTTAATGGTTTTAGATAGAGACAGGAACCGCTGTACTAAATGTAAGTCTACTGAGCGGCTAGAGGTTCACCATACTACACATAGAAAGCACGGAGGCACTGACGATATAAACAACCTTGTCACATTATGTGAGCAGTGCCATACAGAGGAGCACAAGGACGAACCAGTATACAGAATAAGAAAGATTAGAGAAGCGGCTCGTAATAACAACTAGTTTTTTTTTAAATACATGTTGACTTTAGGTTAACAACTATGCTATAATAAATTATAAGCTAATAAAAGGGAGATGTTGATAATGACAAACGAACTACATTATAAGGTGCAAGTACTAGAGGGACGCTTAGAGCGCTTAGAGGCTCGACTGGAGGACGCTATAGATACAGGCAGGGTAAAGCTAGCTAAGAAGATAAGAGCTCGTATAGACGAGGTACAGCTTCTATTAGATACAGCTACTGAGGATATGGAAGCACAAGCAGAGTATAGCGGCTGGGATGAGTGGAGCCTGAATGGTATCAGTCAAGAGGACTTTATATAAGAGGGGGCTGGATAGCATGTATGTACACCAACTAGATGGAGATACTAAGACAGCGGTGAAGGCTTCATTGATTATCATTCTATCACGTATGGGATACAGAGGAGAGGAGCTAGCGATTGAGTTAGACAACGCTATGAATAGTAAGGTTAGAGACTTGAGAGATTTAATAGATATAGATGACTATATAGCTTGACTGATAGAGACAAGGGAGGAGCCGACATGGTTCGTCCTTCTTTGTCGTTTCCTTGGACAGACCCCTCCCCGTGGTAAAAATTACCATAAAGGACAAGGTACCCTAGCCTACCCCTCTACCTTAGGCAAGATTTTCTACAACTTTTTGAAAGTAAATTTGAAAGGTATCTTAAACGTAAATATAGGTATAGGTGTAGACATAAAAAAAAAAGCCCCCTAAGGAGCCCCTA